TTCCGAGACGGTCATCGGGACTCTTTTCCCAACATGAACCCGAGCGCGAAGACGCTGAATATGGCAATGACGAAAGTCAGGAAGTCAATCATTGAGCGAGCCTTTCCAGACGCGCAACTTCTGACTCGAGATGCTTCACTTTGTCTTGGAGGCGTTGTAGTTCGTCGGCTGCTTGAAGGCCGTAATTGTCTAGCCAATATCTACCTGGTTCTATTGCGTATTCGCGCAACTTTGCTACAAGGTCAACTTCCATTAGAACGCCTCTTCGGGTTCGTGTTCTGGTGCAGGTGCGCTCTTCAGGCTGTCGATGTATGCAGACGCTTCGCGCTTCGTCATGCCTTGAAGGTTTGCCGGTGGAACTTTGCCCATTGACTTACAGACCGCGCGGATCATGTTTTGTTGCTTTTCTGAGGCGAGGTCTGATGGTTCGGTGATGCGGGTGTCTCCCGACATTCTGGACACTTTCTGCATCTCTTCGCGCGACGGGCGTTTCGTCCAGTCGGTGCTTGAGGCAAAGTCACAGTCCGCCAACGCGCGTCCGATTGCAGATGTGGCTGCGTTCTCGATGTGGCTTGTCTTGTTGACGTTGCTTGACCCGCGTATTTCTTCGGCAAAGTCGGTTGCAACAGGGCGGTCATCTTCTCTGTCGACATAGATGTCGGCCTGGACAATGACTCGGTCACCTTCGAATGTAATCAGTTTTGTAATGACTCGTCCTTCGGGGTGTTTTTCCCAGAACCGCGCAAGGCGACTGGCAACTGGTTCGTAATCCTCAATGCTCATACTCCGTCCTCCAGAACAATTAGAACGGCTGCAGGAATCATTGTCAGAACTAACTCTGAATACTTGCGATTGTCGTTCGGGTACAACTTGTCAAAGTCCAATGCCATGTGCATAGCCAGGGTGATTGTGCGGCGGCCGTAAAGGTCTTGTAGTTCCTGATTCATTTCGGCTCAACAATCCATTCGATGATTGCTTTCATCTCTTCGTTGTAAGTCATGCTCGGATGACGCATCCGTTCGGCAGCGTTGCGCATAGTCATAATCAGGGCAATTGCCTGACTGACTGTTGAGCCTTCGTCAAAGCGCATCTCTCCGTCAAGTTTGACTGACAGATTCATGAGACGCGCAATGATCTCGTCGGTGGTTAATTCCATGATGTTTCCCTCATCTTTCGTTACGACCCTGAGGTCGCTTTCCAATGTCCAAGACCTCCGTTGTCGTAGAGGTATCGGGCGACCTTGACATTACACGACGAGTCTTGTAGCGCGCGGATCACATTGGGTGTCTTACAGACTGCCCGTGTCACAGTTGCCCAGGAGCCTTGAATCTGCATGAGACCGACATCGGGTCGTCCGGTGCTTCGGCGGACTGGCGACGTGCTTTTGGGGTTGCATCTGGATTCGCGGTACATGATCCTCGAGAGCGTTGGCACAACCTTTGCGGGGAAGTGCTTGCGCAGGAGAGGTTCCCATTGCGGGCAAGATTGCGCAGCTGCTGAAGCGGGTGCGGGGATGGATAGTGCGGTGATGAGGGCGATTGCCATGATTCTCTTAATCAACCTTTTCAACTTCTGTAATCGAAGCGAACATCATCCAGGGAGCCGCCCTTTTGGCGACTGTGACTTTGACGATCTCTTCTGTTGCCGAATCCGTGAAGATCTGGACGAGGGTTAGTTTGTCCTTAGACCATAACGGCATGTAGCCCCATGAGGGAAGCATCAGTTGCGCCAGTAGCGGTTGACGACCTTGAAGTAAGCCCATGAGACGAGCCACCCGTAGGTGAAGTAGATGAGTTTGTCTTGGTGGTTCATAGCGGTTTCCCTTCGCTGTTTGTGTTTGGATGTTGTAACACAAGGAAGGGTCTAGGTGGCGGATTCGACCTCGGAACCAATGAGGGAAACACAGTCAGTCCCGAGGTCTAGCGCGAAGAGGGGTGATTTCTTCGGGCGATTTATGGTTTCGGCAGCGCCCGCCATGCGGCTTCAAATGCCTCTGCGGATTGCTTTGCCATTTCGAAGTGCAGCCAATTTGGGTTGCCCTGGTATGAGCCTGCGTTGTCGTCGGCGGTGTAAATCTTGACGCCTGTTTTGCCTTCGCCCCTGGAGCATCGGTAGCCCGCGCCGTACTCGCCGTATGCGTACCAGTGGAGTTCGCACAGTCCGAGGGCTTTTGAGTTGGCAAGGAACCAGTCCCAAATTTCGCGCGCTTGTGCTTCGTCTTTGTATTGGATGTCGGCTGCGTATCCGGTGGCATGGACGGACAGTCCTGCATTGTTGCGCATCGGGCGGTTGGCGTACGTTCCGAGGCTTTTGGTTCCCCAACGCTTTCCGCATAGTTCAACAAGTTTTGCCGTTACGGGTTGTGTCCCTTTTCCGTCCCACGATGGGTAGTACGGGTAGACGCGGTTGCTCATTCTTTGTCCTTGTCGTTCTGGTGGCCTTTGAGGCCGTTAGAGGCAAGGAGACCGGCAAGAACGCCTGACATAGTCAAAGTTAGCGGAGACAGAATCTTCCAGGCTTCAGCATCGTTGGGTGCCTGCTCGAGAGGCTGTGTCACAAAGAGAAGTCCGTACAGAAGTACAAACACGGTGCCGACAAATGCGATTGAGATTGCTAGACCCACGATGAGGATGAGGCGGCCTTTGATTTCTTCGTTTGAGAGTCGTGCGCGCAATTTCATGAGCAACGTCCTTCTGGTGCGGGGATGGTGGTTGTTGGAATAGTGAACTGGGTTGTCCGGGTAGCGACTTGGTTTTTGGTTCGTGGGCAGTTGATGCGTTCACGGTCTGCACAGGCGGTGAGCGACCCCAAAAAGACCAATAGAATTAGGGTTTTTTGCATTAGACAGACCCGATATCTTCTATCACTAATTGTGCGGGACGTGTCGAGCTGTGAAGCGCTGTGGCAGTTCCTGCAGTGATGGCCAACGTAGCGACGATGGATTGTGCGCCAGCGGTAAAAGTCCTAACAACCATTGGGGTCATTGAACCTACTCCACCTGGCAAAGTTGGGATTTCGAAGAACTGTAATTCGGTTCCTGCTGTTGTTGTGCCGTTTCTAATTCTTGCAATGATGTTTGCAGGAGTTGACCCGTTCAGGTTTAACAAGTCGCCTTCGTAATAGGTAATTTTGTAATAACGGTTGGCAACTGCTGTAAAAGATGCAGTCAAGAAGACTGTTTCTGTTGTTGTGACTGCGCTGTCAGTTGTTTTGTTTGTAACTGCCAAAATGCCGAAAGGCAGGTTGTTCATTTGAACTGCTGTAAGAACTTGTCCTGCGGTGAATGTTGTGTTTACTGCCATATCAGAATCCTAATGTTTTTGGGTTGTTTTGTGTTGAGATCATGAAGTTGCTGCGCCTAATCGGTCTTGATTAAGAACGCCATAGACGGCGTTGTCAAGAATGAATTCGCCGTACAAAGTTGCCGGGGAAAGATACAACGTAAACTGCGTCTGATCAGGTGTTGCGGAATATCGAATGCCTTCAATGTTGCAATTGACCGTTGTCGTAGTTCCTGAACCTGGCACAACAAACTTGAGGTAAATAAACGATGCTGAGTAGTACTGCTTCAGGACTTCCAGCGCGCCGTCGTTGTCTTGGGAAACATCGGTGAATGTGACTTCGTAATGCAGGACGGACGGGTCGGATTGTGAGTTGGCGAGCCATGTAGCGCGACTGTTGGCCTGGACGGTTGTTGTGTTGTTTGTTGTAATGCCGTTGAACCGTTGACCGTATGTGGCGACGCTTGTGGCATCTGAAGCGGTTTGTGCTGCAACTACTGGCGGGGTAACCGTGATTGTGTTGAGGAAGTTTTGACCGGCGGTAATTCTTTTGAAGTTCTGATACTGAACGTACTTGTTGCCTGTTGACGTGCCTTTGATTGGTTGCAGAGTGACGGCGTCGGTAATGGGTGACCCGAGAACTTGACCAGGGCGAAGGTCGAGATATTGACTGCTCTGATACAACTGCCCGCCGTTCTTTTCTCCTGCAAGGTTGAGGTTGATTCGGTTGGCTGTTGTGCCTGTGTAGGTTCCGCCTGTGGCGTCAAAAGACCCTGAATAGAGAGTGCCGAAAGCCATGCCTGTTGAGATTGCGCCTGACGCAACGGTGAACTGTTCCCACAACTGACGGAATGATTGCTGCACATACAGAGAAAAGTTGTCGACTTGAATTTTGCCTGCGCGAGCCATCCAGTCATCCAAATAGATTGTCGCTGTTGACCCTGATCCTGTACCCGCTGTGGTGTTTGTGCCAACCTGGTCGTTGTATTGAATTTCCGATACCCAAAAGTATTGATAGTCATATCCGCCACTAGTGCCGATTCGGTATGCGTTGCCGACAATCCACGAAGCAGCCTGATTTGCGTCGTTGCGAATTGTGAGGGTCATGCTTTGACCGGTGTAGTTGTCTAGGTATTGTTGTTTGCCTCTGAACCGTGAGAACGATTTGACGTGACTTGTAAGGTCAGTGAAGGTAAGGATGTCGTAGAACTTCCAGACGATTTTTGCCATTACATTGCTCGCGTATTTACGGGGACTGGCCCATTAGCGCGGACATAGTCCTGAAGTGCCTGTACGACGGCGTTGGGGTCTCCTCCGTCGACATTGACGGTGATGTTGGGGAAAGGCCCGATACCGCCGATTCCTGCGTTCTCGAAGCCTCCTGCGTTGCCTGAGACGTTCATTGCGGGTGCGTCAAAGAAGTAGTCACGGGTGGCAGTGAATCCGCCAACGCGACCAAAAGTGTTTGACGCGCCTCCGCCCGCTGAGGGTGCCGACATGATTGGTGCGGGCGCAGCTGCTGAAACAGAACCGCCACCGCTACCGCCACCGCCGAACATTGCAGCCTCTGCCTGGCGCGCTGAAGTGAACCCTGCGCCCTTGTCTTCTGCACCGATTTTGCCAAACGAAACACTTCCAAGTTTGGGGATGTCTTTGAATGGGCTGATGAGATTTATTCCCGTAATCAGGATATTCGTCACCTTGATCCAGTTGTTAGCCATAAATTCAAAGTAGTCAGATAGGCCGTTGATGACGTTGCGGACAAGGTTGCGGAATCCTTCAAATTTGGTGTAGGCGATTGCGATGCCGGTGACAAGAAGACCGATACCGACTGCAACCATTCCAAACGGGTTGAGTGCCATTGCAGCGTTCACGGCCATGATTGAGACCGCTACGGCACCGATGGTTCCTGCAATTGCGGTAAAGACTCCAGGGTTCTTTTGCGCCCAATCCGCCATGCTTTGAAGGTAGGGGATGACTGCTTCGACAACAGGCATGAGCGACGCCCCGATTGACTCTTTTGTTTCATCGAGAGCAATCTTCATTCGCTTGAATTTGCCTGCGGTGGTTTCGGCTGCGTCTGATGCTGCCCCGCCAAAAGTCTTAGACATTGCCTGCATGACTTCGTCAAGGGTTGCTCCGCCTTTGATCATGTCGCGCAGTTCTGGAGACAATTTGGCGAGGGCGGTCATGTTGCCCCCGTATGCCTTTTCTAGAGCCTTAGTCGTCGTCTCAAGGCTGATTCCTTTGGCTGCAGAGATGTCCATAGCAGCCGATGCCAACTTTTGCGCTTCAGTGATTGAACCAGTAGCGCGAACAAGACCGCCGAGCGCGGGACGCAACTCGTCATCCGTAACTCCAAGAAGTTTACCCTGAGTGCTGATCCAGTCCTCATTGGCTTTGATTTGAGCGTCGGTTGCGCCTGTGGTGCGTTGAATCTGTTGGGCGAGTTTGTCCTGTGCAGCAGCGTCTTCTATTGCGCCTTTAACGGCTGACCCAAGTGCAGCGGTAAGACCGGCAACGGCAGCAGCTGCGGGAATGGCTGCCTTCTTAATTGCGAACTGTGCCTTTTCGCCATTGGTCTCAAGTTGCTTGAATTCTTTGATTGCTTTTGAAACTCCGTCGCCGTCAAACGTGGAGATGATGGGGATTGCTAGAGCCATTACTTGAGTTCCTTTTCAACACGGTTTATCACCGCTTGAGATGCTGATTGCATTTCTTTTTCAATTTCTCCGCGCTTACGAAACACGGCAGGCCCAAGAACGCGAGTTGTGCCAGGGCGCAGTTGCCCAAGTGAATCCCCGAGACGGTTTTGATTGGCGCGTCCCGCTGCTTCAAAGACTGCTGCTGCAACATTGGTCTGAGTGATGTAGATCAAAGATGTTGCCTCTCGAGATGCGTCTACCTTCAATTTGACTCCAGAGACTGCACGAGCAACTGAGAACGGGAATATCTTCTTTCCGTTCTGTGTCCATTTGCGAGCCATGCCTGAAAGATACTCGCGTTGGTAGCCCCGTTGGGCTTCCTGAATGGCGGGTTGTGCGATGCGGGTTGCTTGCGCGACGAACTCTTTACGCAGTCCAGGCTCAATCTTGTTAAGGGAACGAATCGCCTCTTTGAGACCTGTCATCTCTATTGAAGTGTTGACTGTCATTATCTACGCTTCATGGCTTTCTCTTGTTTGTTCAACACATCGACCACCGTCATAAGGTCGTCCACGTCGAAGTCCGGCAACGCCCAATATCCAGTCGCGACAAGTACTTCCGCTACTGAGCGTCGGTAAGTGCCGCTTCGGTAGGGTTTGGGGCCTCGGAACTGACAACGTCAACTGCTTGAATTTTTTTGATGTAATCGTCAAAGACCGCAGGAACGGTGACGCCTGATTGTTTTGCGGATTCGTATGCAAAGAACGCAAGGTCTTCTGCTCCGATGCCGTTTGCAAGTGATGATGCTTGACGTTTGGTTCGGCGTTCCCATGCGACGACAACGAATAGGTTCGTTGTGACTTCATAGGGTTCGCCTTCGTTCGGTGTTACTTTGAGTGTTATTTTCATGTTTCCCTCTGTTGTTGTTTACGGTGCGGTGATGTCGCGAACCCAAGTTCCGCCAGTGAACTGTGCGGTGACAGTCGCTAGCGATCCCACGGTTGAGTTGACGGGAGTGAACGACGCGAGCATGCAGTTCGTGATGACGTATTCAGGGTTCGTTGCTGATTCGGTTGTACCAGATGGCGAGATGGTCAGGACGGTTGTGCCGGTGCCTAAACAGGACGCAAGGATTGCTTCAACTTCTGTTGCGCCGTACGAAAGAAAGAAGTCAATTGAGACGTCTACCGATTGCAGGCCTTGAGTGAAGCGGTGACCTGTGTCGCCGAACGCGGTTGACTCGAGGGCGTCATAGCCGACTGTGATTGTGCAAGCGTTACCCTGATCCGACAAGTCGGTTGTGGTTGCGCCTTGAGTGATGCTGATGGTGGCATTCGAGAGGAATGTTGCTGTTGCCATTGTGGCTCCTTAGTTTCTACGCACCGCGATAGCCACGGTGAGGTCGTATGTGGGTATGTCTTGCCCGCCGTAGTTCGCGTTGCCTGGACGGGCGTCAACGACTGCGATGGACGAGTTCATGATGGTGTCTACCGTTGTCATCAGGTAGTCGCCAGAGTCTTGGTTCCCTGGAGGAGCTGCTAAGACGCGGACTGGAATGCGAAAGTCTCCGACGTTGTATGTCCATGAGGTCATCGAGGGAAGTTCAATCATGACGGACATTGGTCGCGCGTTGCGCGGGTCTGTGACGGGTTTGAGACCGAGAGCGGTGAGGGCGGTTTTGATTGCGTTGACTGCGTCGACGAGGATTCCTGTTGCAGCCATTATGCGACCTGTGGTCTTCCGCAGCCGATTAAGGCCATGATGCGTCCCATAGTTGAGGGAATGGGGATTGAAGACATGGCGTCAAATGAGGCGAAGGAGTCTGCTGATCCGCGCTCGCGGTAGAGGGTTGCTGCATACATGATTGTGCCGAGTTTGACGTCGGCACCTGGCACTGTTGTTTGCGAGTCGGTGTAGCCCGCTTCGCGACGTTTCCGAAATATGTAATTATTCGAAGCATTAACGCAGACTGTAATGAAGGCCGTGTCGTTAGCGGTTGCAACGTCGATGCCCAACCATGAAGTGACATCGGCTGCGTTAATCCATGAAACGGACGGGGTGAAAGTGACCGTGCCGGTAGCGGTGTCTCGAGGGAAGTCGACGCCTGCGTTGACATAAAGAAACTGGTAAAGACGAATTACATCGGAGTCAAAGAGAAGGTCGCCCTCGTCTGAGACCCCGATGAACTCGAAGTCTTGTGTTGAAACAATGGTTGCCGTGCCAGAGAATCCATGACTTGCGCCTGCAATAGTCACGGAGTCTCCGACTTGGATACCAGTTTCAACGAAGGTCTGGAGAACGGCGTACCCATCGAGGCGCGTATGAAACGCGAGATCGTAAGTAGCCATTGTTCTTCAGTCCTTGTCGTTCAGTCGCTTTAAGCGACGAAGTTTGCCTTGACGAACTTGCTTGAGTCAATCATGAGCGTTGCAAGGTAACCGCGGAATGCGATTGTGCGGCTCAGGGTTGACGGCACGTCGATGCTGATTGCGCCCTTCTGCTGTTCAAAGATTTCGTAGCCAGATGGGTCACCAACGATGACTGTGCTTGCTGCGAAGTTGCGGTCAACAACAACCTTCAAGCCGAAGGCCATCATGTCGGTTGAGTTCGCATTTGAACCACCGAATGCGTTCATTGGCCCGACGTTCGGGAACAATGGACGGTCTGCGGTGTCGCTGAGTGACGAAAGGCTTGCCCATACGTTAGGTGCGAGGAAGAGGTGCGTTGGCAAGTTGCCATTAGAACCGCTAAGGATTGTCGACGCTGCGCCGTAAATCCATTCAACCCAGTACGCAGGGTCGGCACCTGATGCACCAGAGAAGTTACGAGTAACTGTTGCTCCGGCAGCAAGGTTGTCTGCTGCGACGTTGTCTGTTGCGTTTGCGTAGATGCGAGCCATGTCGTCAAGAACGAGGCTGATGATTTCAGGCTGTGACCAGTCAATTGACTGCTCTGACAGAGTGACGTATCCGCCGTAAGTACCCTTGGTGACTTGGTTGTCTGTGATGACAAAAGTTCCCTGAGTGAGCGCGGTGTTTTCAGTTGCCTGATTGCCGATTGAAGTATGAGTTGTTACTTCTGGACGGATGAATACTTTTCCGCCTTGTGGCATTGCCTTTGCACCGATTGCGTCAATGACTGGACGACGACCAATGAAGTTGTTGTAAACAGGTGAAACGATTGGAAGTGGAAGAACACCTGGGATGTCTGAGGTAATGACGTCTGGTGCAGCTGCACGGATGCCTTCGCTCATTGCTCGCCATTGGTCTCCGCCAACGAAAGCGGCTGAGATGTACTCGGCTGCTGAAGGCATAGTGAAGTTCTTCTTTGCGCTTGCGAAGATTGGTGATGTTGGGATGGCGTCGGGCGCGGAGGCTTCGACTTGGGTTTCTTGTGACATTGTTTCCTCCTGGAGACTTGTGTCGGGTTGGGGTTCGTTTGCTTCTTCTTCGACCTCTTCTGGGTCGGGTTCTGAAGCAGCGATTTTTTCGATGATTGCGTCGGCGAATGCCGGAACGCTGACGACTGAAAGTTCTTGTAGATCAGCGGATGAGACGATCATGACGCCGTTCTTGTCAAACTTGAATTTCTTGGGGACTGCGCCAACGGAAACTGAGTCGTATGCGGACATCTGAATTAATTCAACAACATCGTCGGCTGCTTTTGAACGAGCGAACGTTGCGCTGAATCCGAGTCCATTGTCGAGGTCGACAAGTTCGCTGACGATGCCGATTGGGCGTCCGTCGTGGTTTTCAAGAAGTCGCGCGGGCTTCGCATTCAAGTCAAAGGCTCCGCGCTTGAACATGACCTTTTCGCCACCAGAAACGGTTGCGACGGTATCCCACGGGACAGCAATGCCAGTGATGGTGCGCGGTGCATCTTCTCCAGCTGCTGCGTCAAGAGTGACGGGGACGGCGGTGAACTTGATCATGAAGGCATCTCCTCGAGGTCGGGTACTTGTGGTTCAACTAGAACATCTGACATTTCGCCAATGGCTAGAAGGTCATCGGTGTCAAAGCAGACATAGCGTCCGCGACTGACAACGTCGTTCATGCTGAGGCGAGATTCGATTGCATGTGCGTACATTTGCGCGCCGAAAAGCCAGAGGTCTTGACGCGCTTGCGATGCGTTTTGGTATGTCATGGATGCGCCTGGAGTCGGAGCCGAAACAAGGTACGCGGGGACTGAACACATACGGGAAAGGTCGAGTGCTTGATATTCGCGTTGCGCTGCGTTGACTTCAAGCGGGTCACGATCAAATTCCACGAAGTTGACGTAGTTGTTTAACGCGCCAATGACGTTTCCTTCACGACGAGCCTGCGCCCATTGCGCTGCCAAGTCGCCAAGTTCTTCACCGGACATTGTCTCGCCCGCTGCGGTCTGCTGAAGATAACCAGGGACGGTTTCGATGGTTGCTGCGCGGTCGGCGTACTGATCGAGGTGAGTTGCGATGCTGACGGAGCGTCGACCTGAATACATGAGACCAGTTGTCGGTGCAAGAAAGGTGATGATTTCGTTCGGGTCTAACGGGACGCCGTTGAACTCGATGACGTCTGGCATACCGAAGAATTGTGGGCCTTGCTGATTCGGTGTCTGAATATTCGCGGAAGGTAACCACTCAAAACTCATCGGGCGTCCGTCGGTTGCGTTACGGGAAGTAACCGCCCAAAAGGCGCGACCCGTCATCCATAAGTCCGTGACCGTGTTGGCAAGGATGAACTGACGCGGAACTTTCGGATCAGGATTTTCCATCCATGACTCGTTTGGCACATAAATTTCTTCGTACTCTTCGCCGTTCCACTGCTTGATGTACTGGCGAAACTCAAGACCTGAAATGGTCGAGGCGAGAAGGTCTCTCGCCCGCGACACCGTCGGGAGACTAAGGGCGACCTGCTCAAAAGCACCGCTAGACCATGCATACATCGGAGGGATGCCGGCAATACTAGAAACTCCAGCAGCAGCTTTAATTGGCGAAGATGCAAATTGAGCGGTATTTATTTTTCGGGAGAAGAACGCCACGACTGGAGTCTCCCACAAACTAGTTGCAAATGCAACTACCTTCCAAACGCCATTGCTGCGCGTCCAGTATTTGACGGACGGGAAACAAGTGCAGCTGCAACGACGAGAAGTCGCGCTGCCTCAATCGGGCCAGGGGAGCGTTGGCTACTGATCACGACTTGACCGTTGGCGCGGGCAAGAACGGCGCGGTTGACATGGGTTGCAAGTAGTTCTTCGCCTCGGTGGTAGATGCGTTTCTCGAGGATCAGCGAGCGCGTCAGACCCGTGAACTTAAGTACTTCGGCGTAGCCGAAAATTTGACGTCGCCGTTCTAACTTCTCTGGCGTATGAAGGTCAAGTGCCGGAGTAATTGCCAGGCGTAACTTGGGGTCATCGTCCATTGCCTTATTGACATGAACCCACATTTCTTTAAGGGACTCAGT